CTAATAGGTACTTCTGAATCGTCCACAATAGCCCTACAAGCACGTTCTACACTATCAAGGGTACCATTAGTATAATTACAAATTATTTTAGCTCTGATAGCGTTACGGAGGTTATTATCGTTTAGGTTTATTCTGTTTTCTATACCAGTATCTTTAGCAAAGAATGTGTAAAAATTTTCATCTACACCATCCCCTTCAGGATCAACTTGAAAAGCTTTTAAGTCTGTACCTTCAGGGGCTACATCAAACGCTTCACTTACAATACTCAAAGATTTAGCATTCCTAGATACCCCTACAATCTCACCAATGATATCTAATTGATGCCCTGTAGCTTCTTCTAACCTTCTTAGAATATAAACATCCCTGTTAACTTCTTGAAGTTCTTGAAAAGGTTTTAGTAAAATTTCTACTAGACTTTCTACATTGGTTTCGCTATACTGTGCAAGTACTCTAGATAATCCTTCAGAGATTAGGTCTTTTTGAGGTAATTCTTTTAGTGACATGTTACCTCCTTATGTTATAATTCTGACTTGTATATTATCTGTAGTGAATTTTGATTTCTCATTAAAGTTAATGGCAATAATATCACCATAAGATTTTTGAGGGTTACTAGTTCTATCAGCTTTGAGTTCTATAGTATTCTTAACACCTAAAGTACCTTGTATAGGGGTTATTAATTCATTAACAGGAATTTCATCAAAGGTGTTATAGATAGAAACATAATCTAGAATATTAGCTTTAATATCATCCGCTAAAGTAGGAGTGACAGGAGCTTGAGAAGTTACTACAATATCTAAGTAAATATCTACTTCAGTAGGTCTAGTTAGTTTTACAGGGTGAGGAAAATTACTACTATCGTAAATAATAACCTCTGTATTACCAGCAGAAGGGATACCAGTAGGTTTAGTATTAAAGATACCTTTAGCAATATCCTCATCAATACCACCATCTACTACACATTGAAAGCTAAAAGGTGCTTGTCCAGTAATAGGATCATTACCAGCTTTATCATTTTCGTAGATTCTTACATATTTAACATTAGGTACATTATAAAGGGTAGAATACATAGCATCTATAATAGATTGACCACCAAGACCTACACTTCTTTTACGTCTAATACGTAGCTCTACATCAGTTTCTTCGTTTCTACCTTCGTCACCTTCATTAGGGTTGTTTACTGAGTCCCACCCTAAGATTAGAGAATCTATATTAATAATAGAATTAGCTGGGATTTTTATTTGACCTGCACAAGTACAACGAGCAACTACTGCAACATCTACACCAGCACCTTGTAAAACTACATCTTCAATAGTAGTAACTACAATTTTATTACCATCTAAATCTTCATCAGTAGAACAAGCACTACCAGCAGGGATTAATAACCCATTATCACCATGCAATACCAATGTTACTGTAGAAGAAGTTTCTTGTAAACGCTCAATATCATTTATTTGAACTAAATCACTTAAACCGTTACCAAAAGCATTATCTGGATCATATGCGGAATAAGAAGCTTGTTCAGCTTCCCATAACTCACTCACAGCTTGAGATATTACACCAGCTATAATACCTAAAGGTTGGTCTTCATCTAATATGATATCATTACCGAAACCTTTCTTCAAATCATCTTGAAGTTCTTTTAAAATTTCTGATTGGGTTTTTAATATAAAACCTTTATCAGTTACACCATAAGACATTAATAACTCCTTAAATTAACTGTATTATTTGAGGAGATATCCCCGTATATTGTAGAAGCTGTAAAAGTAATAGTAAGTTGTCTTGTAGAAGGGTCTATACTATATAAACTGAAACTAGTTATTTTATCTACACCTTCTACTGATAATATTCTTTCTTTTAAAACTGTAATAATTAAGTTAGCGTTATAGGGTTTAACAAATACTACCTCATACCAAGGAGTACCATTATTACGATCTAAAAACCATTCCCCATAAAAATAACTTAATACATTACCCACTCTTTGAATTACAGCTTCAGTTCCTGTAATAAGAGGCATATTACCTCTGTTAAAAACTAGATTATTACTTTCATCTAATTTTAAAGTTTTCATAATACCTCCGTGGTATTTAAATTAAAATGGTGGGACTTTGCCGTCATGGTCATGCCCTATAACAGATTTACCATTAATTTTAACATCACTAGAAGCGTTAATTGTAGCTACATTCATAACACCACCATAACCATTTAAACCTGAATAAGTAGGTGCAAAGACACCACTATCAACTTGAAGCGTACCTTGTATATGAGTATTACCTGCAATCATTACATTACCTGTAATCTCCGTTTCAGGAGCATCTATTTTAACTAAAGTAGGGGTCTTTATCTCAATATCATTATTAGGCTTCAATGTAACCGTCTGTGAGGCGTCTTGATTACGTAATTGAACATCAGTACTACTAAAGTTTTTAATAGCCTTAGGAGTTGAATTAAAGCCTATTATAGCTACTGCATTGTTTATATCGAAAGGTTGATCAGCTTCAAAACCTTGTATACCAGAGAAATCTTTCCAAAGGTCTATATCTCTTTCACAGAATATTAAAAGACATTCATCACCTTTATTTACTGGAAAAGTTAAACTACCAAAACCACCTTGAGGAAATTGTACAGGAACATCTAAAGATAAAGGTCTGTTCTCAAATTTAATAACTTCTTTTTCACCTGTATCAAATCTAATTTTCTGTTTAATACAAGGTTGTATAATCGCTCTTTGTTTGACAGGATCAAACTTTTCTATAACTGCTGGAATACAAGTATGTAATTTTTGTTTTAAATACTGTTCGATATAAAAATTAACATCAGAACCGAAATCATCAGTATCTAAATATAGTTCTTCATTCATACCATTAAACATAGATACCTCCTATTCTTTTGATGCCTTGATTGTTGTAAACCAATCCCCACCTTTAGTATCGAATTTATGAGTAACTTGTCTTACTCTACGTTGACCTGCAAAATCCTTATACAACTCTCTATTATCTACAAAGAAAAAGTTACCTTGTGTGTAATTAAAGAATTGAGACTCTATAGTTAAGGTTTGATAGATATTAATTGCAGGATTGAATTGTGTTGTGATATCAGTAAAAACTATATCAGTAGAAGGGATACCTATTATTTGAGAAGGGTTGTTTATTATGATCTCAGATTCATTTTGAAATAAACCATTAGCATCAGCGAAAATTAACTCATCACCTTCTATAGTATACACTAAATTAACATCTTTTATTTTTAAGAGACGACTTAGTATATTCCTACTAGCATCTCCATATGATACATTTTTTACTTTAAGATTCTTACTTTCAAATTCTGGACATCTTTCAAAGTTAACACTATTCACTTCAGGTGAACTTAATGCTACTTCTTGTAAGATATCTTTTATATTATGAGTACCTTGGTAAGCTTTAGAGAATCTAGCATTATCCCAAGACCTTTGATTATCTCCTAAATAAACTGTAGAGATATTATCTAAACCTACTCTTGTAGGGATTACATTAATTATGGTAGAATTGAAAAACTCCACCTCTTGCTCTTTTAAACCACCTTCTAACTTTAATCTAGTACTTCTAGAACTAAGGTAGTTTTTAAAATCATCATTTAAGTTGTAGAAACTTATTGTAGCCATATTAGGGTAGCCTAGAGAATTTTTAGTAACTTCTCCTACTACTTTTAAATTAGAAGGTACTGTATATTCTGCTACACTGGTACCTTCTTTAATCTTACCTTGTTCATCAACTTCATCAGGTACGAGGATAGTTATCTTTACACTATTTATAAATGACATAATACCCTCCTACTAAGTTAAACTGTTCTCTAATAAAGTTAAAGCTAAATCACTGGTGATAACTAAGATACTACTAGCACCTGTGTCTTCTAAAACTAATTCTTGATTAGGGTTAGCTAAATTAATCGCGTAGATATTACTTAAAGGGATACGATACTGGTTTATTAATTCAGTACCACCAGAAAGCATTTTACCTCTTACTAAATAATCAGAACCTTGTTTAATATCCATACTCCAAAAACTCAAGGAGTTGTTCCATATAAAACGAAAGGTATATCGGTCTTGTCCAATTAATATTCTAGAGGTTTGTATTTTATCTTTGAATAAAGGGATTTTCATTGTAGACATATATTACCTCTAGAAATTAAGTCTTTGTGAAGTTACTATAGCACCTATTACCGAAGAGATACCTAGTAGATCAGTTTCAGAAGGTGGTATTAAAGTTTGATTACCTTTATTTTCTCCACTAATATCAGAGGAAGGTCTTATTATTTCTTTGAAATCTAATTTAACTTTTAGACCGTTTTCCGTAGTACTATCTGTAGTAGTAGAAACATTAGTTAATAACATATTAGTGTATGTAGCTAATCCGGTATCTACAGTAATAAGAGTTTGAGAATTCTTTAAAGTAACTAAACCTTGAAAAGCTTGTTGTGATCTAGTACCAGTTACACCTTCACCAGAAGGAGCCCCCGATAATAAACCTTCTATACCTTTCACACTACCACCCCAGTTACCAGCCTGTAAGAAATTAGGGGTATCAGTTACTACGCCAGTAATAGAAAGTTCAATAGGTAAATTAATAGCATTATTAGCTATCTGTGCGCCACTCTGAACAGGGTTAGAGGTTACTGCAGTAGTATGGGTATGATCTTCTGTTATAACCGCGTCTAGTTGCAACCAGAAAGCGTCTACCTCACTTACTAATCCAGTTGCTACACTACCAGAACCACTTGTACGATCTGTACCAAAACCTCTAGACTTCTTAGTAAAGAGAGTTGTTAAACTTGACATAATATCTCCTTATTGAATATTAGATTTATGACTAGCTTTATTTCTAGTACGTTCAAATCGTTTTAAAGCTCTATCTTCTTCGATAGCTTCCATGACAGCCTTTTTAGTTTCTTCAGGATTACCACCTTGTACTTTAACTTCTACATTAGTAGTACTCTCATCTACATAAGTATTTCCATAAGGCATATTAGAAGATACAGCAGGTTGGTTAAATACTTGAGA